AATATATGTCTAAATACCATATAAATAATAATGGTATTCCTAGTAAATGTATGGCTACAACAGGTAAATGTCCTTTCGCTTCGGAAGATGAGCATTTAGATAATTTTGAATCAGCACAATATATGTCTGATTTTAAAATGCAAGTAGAAATAGATTTACATAAAGCTATGGAATATCATCCATATGAACAATTAAGTAATAAAGAATTAAGTACAGAGCGTTTAATCAACGGAAGATTTTTTAGTACTGCTAGTTTTAAATATAGTAATACAAGATTAGGCGGGCATTTAGCATGTAACCCTAAACCCCAATGGACAAGGTATGCTGATATACGACCTAGATATAATCCTACATTAAGTCCTAATAGACCATTTATGGGAATAGGCCCAACTACAGAAGACAGTCAAATGTCTTTAGGTAGATATTATTCCGAAGCTATAGACGACAATGTTAACTTAGTCTTTATGACATTTGGAACTAAGAAGTTTAATGGCCTTATTGACTTCTTTATGTCCGCTATTGACTATGGAGATACTATTGTCGCTAATACAGGTAGAAAACCTTGGTTATATAATGTAGGTACTGCTATAGGTGGATTTACGGTATTTGCTTGTTTTCCATGGACAACAGCTATCGTATGGGCAGTTAAAGCCCTAGTAGGTTTTCTTAATTTTGATACCGGATTCGATTATTACTATATGCGTCCTACTATGCATACATATTGGAGTACAGTAAGTAACTTAACAACACAGTTAGCAACTGAACTTAAACTTATCTCTCCTATTATAGAAAATAGAACAGTAGATAAGATTCAAGACACTCTACATGACGCCGGTTTAGGAGCACAATTAGATAAAGATGAATTACAGATGATAGCCGATATGCTCGGCGGACAAATATTTAATAGTAAGACAGGCTACTTAGATATATTCGCTATTATGTCAGGCCCACAAGCAGCATATAGAGCATTCCTAAGAAGGAAGCAAGAAGAGCTAGCTGAAAATGATGGCAGTACTGGTGTACCTATTGCTAATGACTATGGAGCTATCTTAGCTATTCCAGATGGATCTGAGAATATTTACGATGATGTAAAAGATGCCGCTAATGCTTTACAATCAAGTGGTATTGCAACCTTTCAAGATTATTTAGATAAAGCAATAAAAGGTAGTACAGAATGGCAACCAGAACCAGAATCAACTGTTCAAGATGGATCTGGTGGTGATTTAGACGCTAAGATTGCAGAAGCTGCAAATAAAGCTAAAGCAGAAGCCGATGCTTCCAATAATGCTGTACGTTCATCTACTGATAATGGTTTCGTACATGACTTTACTAAAGCTGATCCTAGTAAGCATGGTGAAAAGGGTTGGATCGATCAATTTCTAGATACTGCAAATAGTGTTATTCACGATGGTGGATTATCGGCTATTTTCCAAGTTGATTATGTAGGTACTCTAACGGAATCATTTTCTAATGATGTTCGAGATATAGATACTGAAGGCATGATCAAATCCGTTGCGTCTGGTGCACAAGATATGAAATTTAACTTTTCTGGTGGTAATATTGGTGGTCCTATTGATACCGGAGCTATTATGTCTGGTGTAAAAGAACTTCTTATGGGTGGAGCCAATGGTATTACTATGGGATTAAGCAATGTCTTAGCTACAGTATTTGGAGACGCTTATATAGATATTCCTAAACGCTGGGGAGATAGTTCTGTTAGTTTCCCTACTGTAACTTATAATACTAAATTAGCTTGTGTGTATGGTAACGATTTTTCTAGAATGCAATCTATTGGTATTCCTCTTTGTATGTTATTAGCAGGAGCTTTACCACTATCTACTGGTAAAAGTTCATATACATCACCATTCTTATGTTCTATAACATCTCAAGGTGTTCAGAATATTAAATTAGGTATGATAACATCTCTTAGTATAACAAGAGGTACTACTAACTTACCGTTTACTAAAACAAGAAAACCATTAGGACTAGATGTAAGTTTTACAGTTACTGATTTTAGTACTTTAGTTACAGCACCTATTACTAAAGGTATTTTCTCAGATCTATTAAAATTTGGTATGGACGATGCATCTCCTATGGGAAGGTATCTATCGACACTAGCGGGTCGCGATATTCAAACTGATAAATATGCTTTAAATAAACTAGGTATGAGACTAGCTAGAGCTAGAGCTAACCTTTATTCAATCGTTAGCCCATCTAGGGTAGGTAGTGTTATTGGTTCGGTTCTTAATGGTCCATTATCATTATTTACAGCACAAGGTAACTTAACAACATCTCTTCCAGGAGCATCTGTTAGGGCACAATAAATATGAGAGTACATAGACTATATAGTCTATGTACTCTCATATTTATTGTGCCCTAACAGATGCTCCTGGAAGAGATGTTGTTAAGTTACCTTGTGCTGTAAATAATGATAATGGACCATTAAGAACCGAACCAATAACACTACCTACCCTAGATGGGCTAACGATTGAATAAAGGTTAGCTCTAGCTCTAGCTAGTCTCATACCTAGTTTATTTAAAGCATATTTATCAGTTTGAATATCGCGACCCGCTAGTGTCGATAGATACCTTCCCATAGGAGATGCATCGTCCATACCAAATTTTAATAGATCTGAGAAAATACCTTTAGTAATAGGTGCTGTAACTAAAGTACTAAAATCAGTAACTGTAAAACTTACATCTAGTCCTAATGGTTTTCTTGTTTTAGTAAACGGTAAGTTAGTAGTACCTCTTGTTATACTAAGAGATGTTATCATACCTAATTTAATATTCTGAACACCTTGAGATGTTATAGAACATAAGAATGGTGATGTATATGAACTTTTACCAGTAGATAGTGGTAAAGCTCCTGCTAATAACATACAAAGAGGAATACCAATAGATTGCATTCTAGAAAAATCGTTACCATACACACAAGCTAATTTAGTATTATAAGTTACAGTAGGGAAACTAACAGAACTATCTCCCCAGCGTTTAGGAATATCTATATAAGCGTCTCCAAATACTGTAGCTAAGACATTGCTTAATCCCATAGTAATACCATTGGCTCCACCCATAAGAAGTTCTTTTACACCAGACATAATAGCTCCGGTATCAATAGGACCACCAATATTACCACCAGAAAAGTTAAATTTCATATCTTGTGCACCAGACGCAACGGATTTGATCATGCCTTCAGTATCTATATCTCGAACATCATTAGAAAATGATTCCGTTAGAGTACCTACATAATCAACTTGGAAAATAGCCGATAATCCACCATCGTGAATAACACTATTTGCAGTATCTAGAAATTGATCGATCCAACCCTTTTCACCATGCTTACTAGGATCAGCTTTAGTAAAGTCATGTACGAAACCATTATCAGTAGATGAACGTACAGCATTATTGGAAGCATCGGCTTCTGCTTTAGCTTTATTTGCAGCTTCTGCAATCTTAGCGTCTAAATCACCACCAGATCCATCTTGAACAGTTGATTCTGGTTCTGGTTGCCATTCTGTACTACCTTTTATTGCTTTATCTAAATAATCTTGAAAGGTTGCAATACCACTTGATTGTAAAGCATTAGCGGCATCTTTTACATCATCGTAAATATTCTCAGATCCATCTGGAATAGCTAAGATAGCTCCATAGTCATTAGCAATAGGTACACCAGTACTGCCATCATTTTCAGCTAGCTCTTCTTGCTTCCTTCTTAGGAATGCTCTATATGCTGCTTGTGGGCCTGACATAATAGCGAATATATCTAAGTAGCCTGTCTTACTATTAAATATTTGTCCGCCGAGCATATCGGCTATCATCTGTAATTCATCTTTATCTAATTGTGCTCCTAAACCGGCGTCATGTAGAGTGTCTTGAATCTTATCTACTGTTCTATTTTCTATAATAGGAGAGATAAGTTTAAGTTCAGTTGCTAACTGTGTTGTTAAGTTACTTACTGTACTCCAATATGTATGCATAGTAGGACGCATATAGTAATAATCGAATCCGGTATCAAAATTAAGAAAACCTACTAGGGCTTTAACTGCCCATACGATAGCTGTTGTCCATGGAAAACAAGCAAATACCGTAAATCCACCTATAGCAGTACCTACATTATATAACCAAGGTTTTCTACCTGTATTAGCGACAATAGTATCTCCATAGTCAATAGCGGACATAAAGAAGTCAATAAGGCCATTAAACTTCTTAGTTCCAAATGTCATAAAGACTAAGTTAACATTGTCGTCTATAGCTTCGGAATAATATCTACCTAAAGACATTTGACTGTCTTCTGTAGTTGGGCCTATTCCCATAAATGGTCTATTAGGACTTAATGTAGGATTATATCTAGGTCGTATATCAGCATACCTTGTCCATTGGGGTTTAGGGTTACATGCTAAATGCCCGCCTAATCTTGTATTACTATATTTAAAACTAGCAGTACTAAAAAATCTTCCGTTGATTAAACGCTCTGTACTTAATTCTTTATTACTTAATTGTTCATATGGATGATATTCCATAGCTTTATGTAAATCTATTTCTACTTGCATTTTAAAATCAGACATATATTGTGCTGATTCAAAATTATCTAAATGCTCATCTTCCGAAGCGAAAGGACATTTACCTGTTGTAGCCATACATTTACTAGGAATACCATTATTATTTATATGGTATTTAGACATATATT